GAACGGCCGCGCGAAATCGGCCACCCACTGGATGCCATTGGAAAGCCAGTCAATGAGCTGGCTGACACGGTCCATGACGTCAGCGAGCGCCGACGCGGCTGTATTGCGTAGTTGTTCCCAGACACCGGCCGGGAGTAGGTTGCCCCAGTCGGTGTTGGAGAGTTTCGCGGTGAGCCCGTCCCACGCGGCCTTGAGAGTGTCGATGGCCCCGAGATCCTTGACGCGGTCCCACAATAGTGAGAACTGGTCTTTGGTGAACGTGACCATGCTGGCGGCCGCGTCGCCGATCTTGCCGAACTGGCTGCTGAACCCGTTGATCGCGCCGGCGATGTTCTCCACGCCGAACGCTTCGACGACCTTCTGCACGGCCTTGGCGACACGGTTCCTCACGTTCTCGATGGCGGTGCCGATGCCCTGTGTCGCGTCCTTGGCCTGCTGCGCGAACGACGCGTACTGGGCGAACCCGTTCTGGTTCAAATCGACGATGGCCTTGTTGAAATCGTCGAAGCTGTAGGTGCCGTCCTTCATGGACGCGTACAGGTCGTTGGCGTTGTGGCCGGCACCCATCATCGCCTCGGCGACCTGGTTCAATTGGCCGGGCATGGCCGCCTGGATGGAGCGCCATGCGGCCATGTCCACCGTGCCCGCGGAGAGCATCTGCGTGTACTGGGCGAGCGCGTTCTCCTGCTCCATCGTCGAAGCGCCACCCGCCAACATCGCGTTGTTGAACGCCAATGAGATGGTGGTAGCCTCGTCAAGGTTCGAGGTGAGTGGGGCGAGCTGTTGGACCATGCCGGTCATCGCGCTCGATGTGGTGGGTAGACCATCGAGGGAGTCGGAGATCTTCTTGATGCTCTTGGCCGCGTCCTCAGAGGAGTACCCGAGGTTTTTCATGACCTTGGGGAAGTTGTTCATCTGGTCCGCGCGGCTGACGGCACTGGAGATGCTGGATCCGATGGTGTCCATCGCCTTGCTGGTGATGGCGCTGGCGGCCCCGATGACCGCGCCCATCTTGGCTTTCAGGCCGCCGGCGAACCCGCTGCCGGCGGCCTTGCCTCCCGAGAGGCCGGCCTTGCCGCTGGCACCGTCGAACGCGGAGACGATGGCGTTGCCCACGCCCTTCATGCTGGGCACGATGGCCACGTATGCCTCGGCGAGTTTGATTGCCATGTCAGCCTCCCATCGTGGTGTCGGTGAATTCCTGGGCGAGGAATGCGTCGAGTGCGCCGGCGCTCATGGTGAGCGTGTCGTCACGCATGCTGTGCGTCTTGCCGTCGCCGGGCCGTGGCAATGGGCGTGGTTTCCTGCCGCGGTGTTTCGGGTCGGATTGGCCCCACATCCACATCTGCCATTGGTCGACGAGCGTGGCGAGCAGATGCTGGTCCATGGTCCACGCGCGTGGCGTATCCAATGTGCGCCACACCATGCTGCCGTCGGGCAGGTTGGCGGCGAGTTGTGCAGCCTCCCATGCGCCGATGCTGGTGATGTCGAGCCCGTATACCCGCCGAAAGTCCGCGCGCAACGCGGCGGGGCATTTGCCGGTCAGGTATGCGAGCGTCAGGAGTTTGGGTCGATGCCTTCCATGAGGCCGGTGAGGAACCCGGTGACGGTCTCGACGGGCAGGCGTCCGTCCTCCTGTTCGAGTTCGCGCATGGCGCGCTCGTACTGGTCACGGCCGAGCAGGGTGCGCAGGAACCGTACGAGCAGTTGCGGGGACGTGTTGTCGCCGTCCTGCATGTCGGCGATCATCTCGACGATGCGCCAATCGTCGAACACGGCCGGGCTGAGCGTGACCTTCACGCCGCACGAGGTGATCGTCTTGGGCTTGTCCTGGTCGAACACCGTTGGTGTTTTCTTCGCGGTCATCTAATGGGTCCTCCTATGCGAGGGGCCGCACGCGATGCGCATGCGGCCCGTTGTCTCATTGTGGTTCTGGCTCACTTGCCGGCGGCGGCTGTGGCTGTGCCGATGTATTCGCGGCTGGTGCCGCCGTTGATCTGGTCGGACGGGAGCGCGCCCAGGGTCACGTCGTAGCCGAGCACCTCGGTGCCCGAGAGGGTGCGGTCGCCGAATTCCTTGCGCACGGCGCGCGGGATGACGAACCGGTCCTTTTTGTTGCCGGTCAGGGCGAGCTCCACGACGAGCACGAACTCGGTGTCGTCGGGCATCGTGTGCGTGATGGAGAGCGCGCCGTCCTCGCCGGTCACGTTCTGCTCGCCGTAGCGGATCTGCGCGGCGCTTTTGCGCATCGCCTCGATGAGCACGAACTGGTACGTCTCCGAATAGCTTGTGATGATGCTCAGGACGTTCTCGCCGCCCATCTCCTTGACATCGGTGGTTTCGGAGTCCTACGCGTTCGTGATGCCGTCCTCGCCGATGTAGCCCAGTCCGATGTATGCCGCCGGCAGCGCGGTGGCCGCGTCGGCCGGCAGGGCCGTGCCCTTGGGGGCCCAGTAGGCGTAGCCGGTGACGTTTGTCTTGCCAAGCGAAACGTTCGCGGGATTGTTCCTCTGTGTGTCTGGTGTGGTGGCCATTATGGTTCGCTTTCTGTGTAGTTGGTTTTGATGGTCAATTGGCATGTGACCTGGTAGCGTGGCCGGCCGTCGGGGTCGGGGAAATCAGTGATGGAGAGGATGTCCACGTCGGCCACGTCGTCGAGGTCGGTGACATGCCGGATGCGTTCGGCGGTGCGGTTGGCGAGCTCGCTCGCCTCCCATCGGCTCTCCGCCCATGCCTGGACGGCGAACAGTGGTCGGCTCACGAACGGCGTTTCGCTGCCGCCGGTGCGTTCCACGGTCAGGTACCTGCCGGGCGACGTACTCGACGCCGTGGCCGGCAGGTTCAATGTGGCGCTCACCGGCCGTAACACGGGGCTGGTGTTGAGCCAGTCCACCATGAGTTTCTCCGCGTTCATCACGCGCCCCCGACCGCTTTGAGCAGCGTATTGTGTGCCGCGTTATCGACCCGTGCGGCGGTATTGTCGTGCGTGGACACCAGTGCGATGGAACCCACGGACGAATTAATCGGCGAAGCGACCGAGTAGACCGGTTTTCCGGCCCTGATTGTCGTCGACGCCATGCTGTTCGCCCGTGCCGCGACCTGTTCGGCCGCCTGTTCGACCGCGCGGCGTGTGCCCGCGTCACGGCGGAACTGCGTGAACCCCTGCAGGTTGAGTTTGACACGACTCATATGTCAGCCCCTTTCGTCATGCAATTGCACGGTGAGATTCCACCGTGTGGGTGTGATACCGCCCGTGTAGGGAAGCGGGTCGCCGACGACCGTGTATAGCGTGCCGTCGGCGAGCCGGATGCGGCAGCCGCGCAGACTGTGGTATGGCCATGTGCGCGGCAGGTGTATGGTGCGGTCGATGCTCACACCGTAGGCGTGGGGCGCATTCGTCTCGTTCACCTGCGCGCCGTCCTGCACGAGCACATCGTCCACGGTCTCCTCACGCTGCATCCACACCGGGTCGCCACCGGGGTCGGTGCCGGATTGGATGGGCGTGAGGATTGTGATGGAGTGTCCGGTCAGCATGTCAGGTCACCGTTCCCACCGTTGGGTCGTACGCCCATGCGACGCCATCGCCGCCGAGCGACTCCTTCTCCGAACGCGTCAGATACAGGTCGCCGTCCGGGTTGCTGTAGCTGAACGATTCGGAATAGGAGCCGGCGGTCTGGGAATGTTGGGTGACGCCGGCGATGTCGTCGGAGGCGAGCATGGCCCGTTTGACGATGGCGCACGCCACACGTTGCAACGTGAGCGGTGTGGCACGTGCCCAGTTCGGGCAGGACGTGCGGATCAGGTCGCTCGCATCGGCGAGCAGCCGCTCCGCCCGCGTGCGTTCCTCACTGGTGAGCGCATGCCAACGCGCCTCCAGATCCGCCACGGTGGCGAACGGGCCGCAGTCGGGTGTGCTCGCATCCGGCGTCGGTGCCACCGCACGCATTCCCATGGACAGGGGCACCTGTGCCTGCGGGTATCCGTCCGTCATGGCTACTTGCCGGCGGCCTTGGCGGCGGGCGCGGTCTTGAGCACGGCGATGCCCTTGGGGTCGAGGATCGCGTACGAGTAGATCGCTTCGGTACGGTAGGCGATCTGGTTGTAGCCCTTGAGGTCCTTGCCACTGCCGTCGGGATCGCCGTATTCGATGATCTCGCTCCAGATGTCACGCACCATGCCCCATTTGATGAGGCTGAAATCGCCGAGGAACGCGAGCACGTTGGTCGGGGTGTCGGTGATGAGACGGCCGTTGACGGTTCCGGATGTCGACGCCGGGATGCCATCGAGGCTGCCCACCTTCAGGTTGAGCGGAATCTCGGGGTAGAGACGCTGCATCGTGTCCTTGATGCGGATGCGACGCAGTTCGTTCGTCATCGTCTTGCTCATCGCGATGCCGTTGATGTCATACTCGTCGTTAACGGCCTCGGCCAACGCGTCGATGTCGGCCACACGGTCGGTGGTCGCGGTGACCTGCGCCGCCGTGTCGGACAGCTTCGTGAACCCGGCGAGCGTCGTCTTCTTCTTCGGGTCGAACGCGTGGTAGACCACGTAGTCGAGCACACGGCCCAACGCCGCCGCCTGGTCGGCCTGGATCTTGCTGATGATCTCAAGGCGCGCATCGTCGTCGGCGAAACGCAGTTCGTCGGTGACTCGTGTCGTGGTCTGCACCTTGAAGCGCTTGCCGACGACCGGGCTGAGTGTCTCCTCGTACGAGGACTTCTGCTCGCCTTCGGCGATGACCTCGGCCTCCGCGTTGCCGGAGAACACCATGTAATCCTTGTCGAGGAACAACTGCGGTTCGCTCGGGCTGAGCGCCGCGATGGTCGACGTGTCCTTCGCCTTCTTCGTGATGACGGTCGCCACTTCCTTCGGAAGCAGCACCTTGTCGGTCTGCAATGCCATATGGGGCTCCTAACTTGTGATGGTTGAGATGGTTTACTTGTCTTCGCCGAACAGTCGCGACACCCACGCCTTGGCCTCTTCGTCGGCGGTCCTGCCGGAAGGCTGCTTGGCCGGGTCGCTGACATGGGGCAGTTTCGGGTTCGGGTGCAGCAACGGTTCGAGGGACGCGGCATGCGCCTCGATCTCCTCCAGACTCGTGCCGCGTAGCACATCGGCCGGCACCCCGGTCTTCTTCGCGACCTGCGCACGCCATTGCTCCTGCTGTTGTGCGGCCTTGTATCCGGCGTTCTCCTGCTCGAGCTCGGCGATACGCTTGGCGGTCTTCTCCGCGTCGCTCATCTGCGCTTCCTTGAGCTTCTTGAGCTCCTCGGAATCAGCGAAGCTGGCCTTGGCGCGGTCCTCCCATTTGCGTGACTGGGCGACCGCCTCCCTGTATTTCGCCTCCCAGTCCGTGGGGTCGTCCTGCGTGCCCTGCGGCTCGTCGACGTTCTCGTTCTGGGGTCCTGTGTCGTCTGCCATGTCGGCTCCTGTTCTCTTGGGCCCATGCGGGCATGAAAAAAGCCCGCCATGCGACGGGCTTCAGTGGACTGCACCGGAATCGAACCGGCATCGACCTTCCAGTCCTATGCAAAAGGCCTCCGATTACGGAGGCCTTGCGTTGTCTCATTGATTCGCGAGTGGATACTCGTCTTTTGATCTCCCATAGAAGATGCACCAGCAGAGCCATCGGTACAGCTCTTCATCAGAGACATCGATGGAGGTGTCCTCGATATTGAGAAACGGTTCATGAAACTTGCTGTGGTACACTATCGACGCGTTTCCGATGGCATTTTGTAACGTATTCCCGTCACGGCCATCGGCGAGAAACTGTTCAAAACTATCAGTGCGAGCAGCGTCAAGTCCAGAGTTTTTCATGCCAGCATCTCCTTAACCATGGTATTGAATATTGTAACCGATTGCGGGAAGTACTGCTCTATCAGCTCATACGCCTTTGGATTCGCGAGCTGGGCGTCCATGATTTCCGCCCATGGTTCGGCGCAAGCGTGCATGAAATCGGAAAAATACTTCTTGGGATGACCGACCAATCCAGGATAGTCGTCACCCAACGCCACTTGCAGCATATCCTCGACATTCCGGTCAGTTTTCGCTGCAATCCCATTGATACGTATGGCTATATTCCGCATCGCATCATCGTCATCAATTTCATTGCTGTTTTTCTCCCGTTCCAGAAGGCGACGTCCTTCGTTGCGGATTGATGTGCCGAACATCTGTTGGTACGAGTAGGGCACGGCACCGCCAAGCAGCTGGTCGAGCATATGGGCGGTCTCATGGAACAGGTTCTGATATGGGCGGTGAGCGTCGTCGCCGGTGTAGATCTTCTCTAGGTCGAGGAAGATGCCTCCTTGCACTGGGGAGAAGTGCGGAGTTCCACCGAAGTTCCTGTCAAGAATCAGGTAATCCTTCGCGTACCGTGCCCATAGGCGTGCGGTGTCCGGGTGTTTTGACGCGTTGAGCATCATGTCGACGCGTAGCGCATGCTTCCTCCCTAACGTCTTGTACAGGTCACTTCCACGCGGTATGCGCAGTTCGGGATCCAGCGTGGACCCATCGGTGAGGTCGTGCGTGAACTGTTCGCGCATCCATGTTAGTACGTTCCGTGATGCTGTGCTTTCGTCGGCATCGTCGGCCATGCGTTTCGCCGATTCGTACAGTTCCTTGTATTTGTCCGGGTCATATCCTGCGAGGGTCTGTTTGCCCCAGCTGGGGACCACACGGCAATGGCAGTCGTCATGGTATTTGTTGCCCTCGCCGCCGGCTGCCTCCTCACTGGTGTACGCGAAGCCTCGGGAAGCGAGCATGGTGCAGAACGCGCACGACTTGCCTTGTGGCACGCGCGCCCAGCTGGGCTTCGTGGGGTCACGGCGGATGCTGCGCTGTATCTGTGCGCGCAATGCGGCGGAGATCACGTCGCCGACGAACTGCTGTGCGTCGTCCACGTTGTCCATGCTTGGCCATAAATCGTCCATCGTCACGCCGAACTTGTTGCTTCCGCTCTGCACATCACGGAATTTCAGGCCGTGGTAATCGGTGTTCGCGACTCCGTGCACCGTCTGCAACAACACGCGGTCGAAATCCACCAGCCCATCGTCAGCGAACTGGGGGAACTCCGTGTCGGAGTATTCGCCCCATGCCTGGCGCAGCAGATGGTGGTAATCCTTGGCGAGCTGGCTGGCGTCGGCCACGTATTCGCGCACGATCTCCTTGAGTGCCATATCGTGGCGGTTGATGGCGGTCTCGATCTCGTCGGTGGCCGCGTCGGTCAGGTTCTCGATGCTGTCCTGGTATTTTTTGTACGCCGCGTCGAGGATTCGCTGGAATTCATCGGCGTCGTCGGTGGGGACGGTCAGGTTGTTCAATGCCATGGCCGCCCCCTAAACGCTGTTATGGTTCGTTGGTTCCGCCACCGTGGTCGGTAGCGTCCTGTGGTGGTTCCTTTTGCGCATTGGTCTGCGCGCGCAGCTGGTCGAGTTGCTGTTTGGCGCGTTCGGATTGTTCCCAGGCGCGTTGCTCGCGGATCTCCTGCCAGCTCAGTCCGGCTTTGGACAGGCCCACGTCGGAGTTCGCGAAGCTTGGGTTGACTCCGGCGACCTTCGCGTAGTAATCGGCGCGTGCCGCGTCGCTGGTCTCCTTGGTCGGTGCCCACACCGGCCTGATGCGGTTGATGTCCTCGTCGGACGCGCCTTCCGCTATGAGTGCCATGCCGAGCGCGTCACGCAGCGCACGCCCGAAACGTAGGTTCTGCCGGTCGGCGGTGCGGCTGAGTTTGCGTTCTGCTTCTGCCATTGCCTCGGCCGAACCGGGGTTGTCCACCGTGATGCCCAGGTCGGTTGCGGGGATATCTGTCTCGGCGGCGACCATGAGTGCCACGGAGCGCAGCATGTCGGCGTGCGGCTGCATGCTTGCCTGCGACAATTGGCGCATCTCGGGCTTGTCGCCGTTCTTGCTGGCCGGCACACCGTTGATGACCTGCAGCAGCGAGCTCCACGTGTCGGGCGACACCTGTCCTTTGTTCGCGCCGAGGAACCAGATGCGTGGCGCGGCGTAGAACTCGGCCGTTGCCTCCATGCGCACCAGGGTGCGCAACCCGAAATCGGTGAGCGCCATGAGCGGGCGTGTGATGCGGCTGGAACCGAACGGGCGGTTGAGCTGCTCGTCATGGACGAACGGCACCACGGTGGGCCGGTCGAACCCGGTCTCCACCGGTTCGGCCACCCAACGGCCGAGGTACGGGCCGGAATCACGGTGGCAATCCCACACTACATATGGCAGCCAGACACGGAACGCGGTGATGTAGCCGTGCTTGTCCTTGTCGGTGATTGTCAACGCGGCCTTGATGCGGTTATGCGTCCAATCCCATATGGCGGCCGACCAGTCCGCCGAGCGTGGTGTGATCAGCGTGCGCCCCTCATCGTCCAAGGACACTGTCAGGAACGCGCACACATGCGTGTACGCCGACACGACGCACTGCGGCACCTTCACGTCCAGCATGCTCACATCACACAGGTCGTCTACGCGTGACTGCAACGATTCTGGCGCATTGAATCCCTCGAACGTGGACAGGTCGGCGAGCGCGCGAACGGCCTTGTTCGGCCAGCCGATCATCGGTTTGGCCATGGCGCGCATGCTGGCGGGGATGGAGTAGGCGACGCCCTTGTACCCGTAGTGGGCCAGATAGTAGCCGGTGCGTAGCGTGTTGCGTGGGTAGTGTTTGCGCCATATGTTGAGTAATTGCAGTGTGGTGGCCTGGCTGTCCGCGTCCATGCCTTGGATGGAGCCGATATGGGCGCTTTCCACGGCGAGGTAGCCGTTGTCCTGCGTGGTGAGGCCGGTGTCTAGTACCATGCCCCCTCCTCTCTGGTGGGGTCGCGTCTGCTGGTCATCGCGCCGTGCAGTGCGAGCGTGCACGCCACAAGCGGGCTGATGTCGGTGTCGTCGTCGGGGCGCTGCCAGCCGAACAATCCGTTTTTGCCGATCGCTCGTGAGGTGGCTTTGCGCGCGGCAGTCCATAATGGTTCCTGCCGTCGTTCGGGCAGGTGGGTGAGTGTGCCGTCGCGCAGCATGTCCTGGAAGCGTCCGCATGCTTTGCCCATGTCGGACGCGTTCGTCACCGTGACCGTGATGCCGGCGTCCTGCAGTTCCGGCATGAGGCTGACCGCCGGTGACTGCGCGTCCACGACCACGGCGGCTGCCTTGTCCCACACGCCGGCGAGCAGGTTGACGGCCCACATGGTGCCGTCATGCCCGGTGTCTCGGTATTCGGCCAGTTCGATGTGCGCGGTGTCATCGTCGTAACGCATGCATGCGCCAATCGTCAACCGGGTGCGTGCCGGGTTCATGTCCAGTGCGAAGCTCATGACACCGCCGTCGCGACGCCGGTCGACAGTCGCTTCGTCCCATTTGGCTTGGTCGATGACGCTTGTCGTGCCGTGCTCGTCCCAGATTCCCAAAGCCTCACGGCGGAAATCATCCAAGGTCAGGCCGTCGTACAGTTCCAGGATCGCGTCACGGGTCGTATGCGTCGGATAGCTCGGGTTCGCCTTCGCCCACTGAGCCTCGTTCAACGGGTCGGCATCACGGTCCGCGCTGAACTCCACGTAGAAGGTCGAATGCGCGCGTCCCGCGCACGCTTTGGCCCGTTGGCGGGTGAACGCCTCGCCCATGTCATGCGGTCCGGGCGGCGTGCCCATGTAGATCGTCTGCGGATTGTAGGCGCGGTTCTGTGTGGGCAGCATGCTCGCCTTGGCCGCGTCCGACAGGATCTGCGCCTCATCGACCACGAGCAGCCCGACCTTCTTGAAACCACGCAGCGCGCCACGTTCACGGGCACGGAAGAAAATGCGGCTGCCGTTACGGAAGCGTATCTCCTCCTTGCCAGCGGCAAGGCTGATGCCATGCTCCGGGTCGACCAGATACCCCATCTCGGGGCGCAGCACACGTGAGCACATGTCCTCGAACGTGTCATGCAGGACACTGAAATGCTGCGCGGTCCACACAATACGAATGCCAGGAGCGCGGGCGGCCCGGTGGATGGCGAGCCACTCGATATCGAACGTCTTGCCCGTCTGGCGTGGAATAGACAGCACACCGTTGCGTGCACACCAGAACCCGTCATCGTCCTTGGCCAGCAGGATCCGGTTGATCTGCCGCTGCCAGACATCGAACCGGTCACCGGCCACCCCTGCGAGCGCGTTCAGGCTCGGCTCGCCACTCGTCTTCATGCCTTCGGGCAGGATGCAACGGCTCGCACCGTCAACCAGCATCCCGCTCATCGTCATCTCCGATCGGCTCATCCGCCATGTCCAACGCGTCGGCCACCGGATTGGCCTTCGACGTGCCCTTGTCGATGCGTTCGATCTCCGCGGCGATGTCCATCAGGCGTTTGGTCAACGACGCCAGGTCACGAGACGCGATCCTGCCGGCATCGAGGTCGCTGGCGATCCGGTTGCGCATCGCGACCAGCAATCGCCGCCGGTTGCCCGACTTCGCCGCATTGCTGATCGTATGCGTCTTGCGTGCTGCAGTGGTCTTGCGCCCGGAGGCGGACGCGACGCTTCTCGACGCCATGAGGGCCTCCTTGGCTCATGTGGAAAACAATCCGGGGGTAAAAGTCGGCTTTGCCCGAGGTCATATGGCCGGTGGGGCCGGGAGGGGGTCCTCCCCTGGGTTGTTGTTTGGTGTTGGGTTAGTCGAACCAGTGTGATGGTGCGATTGGTGTTGTGGTGTGGTTGTGGTCGTGTTGTGGTGCGTTGCCTTGTTGGATGAGTTCGTGTACTTTGCGGCGGGCCCATGTGAGGCTGTGGGTGCTTTTGATGCGGTTGCACCACCAGTGTGCGGGTTCTTGGTTGTCGTAGGTGAGTGTGCCGCCGTGTTTGAGGGGGATGATCTCGTCGATGACGAAGCTGTATGGGTGTGGTGCTTTGAGTGTGTAGTCGATGGCTTGCCCGCAGATGGCGCAGGGGAGTGCTTGTGCTTTCCATCGTTGGCGTTGGCGTTGCCGGTTGACGTGTTGGTAGCGGGGGTTGTTGCTCATGGGGGTCGCCCTGGTGGGTGGTGTGTTGTGGTCTGGTGTTCCGCCTGTGGTTGTGCCGTTTCCTGCTGTGGTCGCGAGGGTGGGCTTGCTGTAGGGGGAAGGGTGTTGTGAACTGTACCGCCCCTCTGGGGGTGTTTCGATAGGGGGAGGGGTGTGTATTGGGAGAGCCCATGGCCTTCGAGAGGGAAGGGGCCATGGGCTCTCATGTCATGTTGTGTGTCTTCCGTTGGAGACACCGCTGGTAATGCGTAAGCATAATACAAGTTTGACTTATGCGCAACATTCCGCGGTTTTGGTTAGAACTGGTGTGTGTCGCTCCACCAGCTGACCATGATGGCGATGGCGAGCATGAGTACGATGGCGAGCACGTCTCTCACGTGTTGGCTGCCTGTTCTGCGGGCGCTCGCCGGTATCGGTCGATGAGGTCGTGATGTGCGCTGATGAACGCGCCCCAGTCGATGCGCTCGCCGGTGTCGACGGTGCGGCGGCCTCGGCGTGTGGTTTTGCGCATGCCGCAGCCTTTTCCGCAGCCAGAGGCGTAGCCGCGGTTGATGGCGGCGAGGAGCGCGTCGGTGCGTTTGATGATGTGGCGGCCGCATTCGCATTCGCATTCCCATAGTCCGGTGCGGTTTCTGTGTCCAATGAGGCCGATGACGAGCAGGTGCCCGATTTGTTTGCCTGGGTGGATGATGGTTGAGTCGCTCATCGGTCATCTCCCGATTTTGCGGAGGCGGTCGCGTAGCCGGCGTTCGCCTTGTGGGTCGTTGGGGCAGTCGTAGCGTTTGTCGATGGCGTGCGGGCAGCGGCCGATGCCCTGGTCGGTGCGGCCGCAGTGTTCGCAGCGGTGCATGGGGTCGGGTATGGCGAACGGCAATGGCGTGGTGTTGCTCATTAGTGCTCCTCTCTGGTTTGTTTTCGGTTGGCTACGGCGAGTAGGTCGGTGAGGTCCCATTCCCAGTAGCGGCCCTCGATGTGGCGTGGGTGGATCCTGCCTTGTTGGCGGGCGTTCATCAGGTCGCGGCCGGTGACGTGGACGCGCAGGTTGTGGCGGATCCATTTGGCTGCAGCGCCTTGGGTGCGGGTGATGTGCAGTACGCCGGCGGAGGTCAGGTAGGCGGCGCGCACGTCGCGTAGGGTGAGGAATTCGCCGCATGCTGGGCACACGGCGTATTGCGTGTCGGGGTCGGCGAGTATCGGTGTGCGTGTCTCGGGCAGGCATGTGGGGCATACGCCGATGAGGCGGCGTTCCGCGCGGGGTTCGCTCATGGCACTGACCCGTTCATGCAGGCTGGTGAGTTGACGGTCCCAGTCCGCGATGTCGGGCAGTTTCCAGATGCGCCCCGACCAGCCGATCAGGTGGGGGATGAGCCATGCCCAGTCGTGTATGCTCACGGGTTGGCCGTCCCGGTCGTGGCCGATGGGTGTCAATCCGATGCGGCCGCCCAGGTGCTGCAGCCATTGCTCCACCTCGCGGTAGAGGTCGAGGGCGGTCTCGTCGATGGGTGGCTGGCTGTCGGCCGTGGTGCGGGCCACACGGGTCGACGACCGGTCGAGGTTGACCTGCCGGTAGGCGACCGCCTGCAATGCGGGCAAGCCGATGCGGTCCAACCACGCCAGACGGTCGGCGAATTCGGTGGCGCATGTCTGGCACACCGCCAGGCCGTTGCCGTTCGTGGTCTCGCAGATCGCGCAGCTGCTCATCGGCGGCCCTTCGTGGTCGGCGGCTGGTCGGTGTGGGCGCGTTTTTGGCGGTTGATGTCGTGCATCATGCCGGTCAGCACGGCGATGCTCAACTGGGTGCGGGCGTGCACGCTCTCGATGTCGTCGCCCGCTTCGAGCATGCGCCATGCGCGTTCGCTGAGTTTGCTGCTGCTCATGCGTGTTCCTCCCTGGTCTGGATCGCGTTGTCGAGGGTCTGGCCGATGACGGTGTCTGCGGCGGTGTGCCAGTCGTCCCCGTCTCGGATGCGTTGGTTGACGTCGGGGTGCAGGCGCATGACGGTCAGGTAGTCGATGCCGGCGTCGAGCAGGCGGGCGTCGAAATTGTTCGCGAACCAGTAGTCGCTTGGCAGTGGCACGTCCTTGGGTTTCGGAAGCCAGTCGCGCCATTGGCCGCGTTCGAGCCAGTTAGCCATCGTCGGTGTCCAGCGGGCGTCGTCACGGTTGGCGGCGGTGTGGGCGGCGTACGCGTCGACGCTCGCGCGGAGCCTTCCGGCGTCGGTGTCGGCGAGGGTGTCGCGCCAGACGCGTCTGGTCTTGGTTTTCGAGCCGGTGTGTTTGGGGTAGGCGTCCCATGCGGCGTCGAACCCGTCGTCGTCTGGGTCGTCGTGGTTGGGGGAATCATCGCTGCCCGTCCCCGTGGGGGGACTATAGGGGGGTATATCTGTTTCTATATCTGTTTCTGCTTCGTTTTGCTTCGTGTTTGCTTGAGCACTTGCTTCGGTTTTGCTTCGCTCTTGCTTCGGTTCGGCTTCGGTTGTATGTGTTTCTGCTTCGTTTTGCTTCGTGTTTGCTTGCGTCGCGCGGCTCTCACCGGACTTCCTGCCGCCCTTGCGGCCGGCGGCGGCGCGCTTGGCGCGCAGATCCTCCTGCTCGCCACTGGATATTTGCGACTTGAGGAAGTCGTGGATTAGCCAGCCGCCGTCTACGGGGTCGATGAACCCGGCTTCCTGCAGTGCGGTGATGTCGTCGTCGGTGCCGCCGAGGAAGGTGCGCATCGCGAAGTCCTCGACATAGCCGTCGCTTTTGCGGTCGACGGCGTAGGTGATGGCGAGCACCCACAGGAACGCGGCCTGCGCGTGTTCGGCGGCGAACGAGCGCACTTTGACGTTGAGGTAGAGCTTCGCCGAGAGTTTCGCGAAGGTCGTCATGTCCTGTGCCATGTCTGCTCCCTGAAAAGATGGTGACCGGCATGGGGTGGAACGTGCTGTGGTCCCGTCCCATGCCGTTGGTTGGTTATTCCTGGTCTGGTCCCAAGGGGAGTCCGTGGTTGAGCAATCGCGCCATGTCCGCGAGGTCCATGCCGATCAGCTCGCCGTTGCGGGGGATGGCCTCGGTTTTGGCCATCAGTGCGGTGGCGGCGTCGTCATGGAGCGTGGACACCATGGCGGCGAGCACGTCACGGCGCGTGTAGGCGAGATGCCGGCCGACCGTGTCGCGGTGTGTGATGCCGATGCCGGGGCGTTTCCAGACGACGATGCCCAGGTTCGCGTCACTGTTGGCCATCTCCACGAGGCATTCGGCCCAATGCCTGCGGTAGTGCGGGGCGCGTGTGGCCTTGCATTCGACCGTGACGCGGGCCCCGCGATGGTAGATGCCGCCGATGTCGCCCACGTCCTTGCTGCCGTGCAGCGTGAGCCGGTGGACGCGGTCGTCGCCGAGGGCCCACCGCAGGTAATCCACCACCGCGGTCTCGAAGCGCGTGCCCTTGTCTTTGCTGGGGTTGCTCACTGGGTGGCCTCCAGTGCCGATGCGTCTCGCTGCGCCTGCCGTCTGTTGGCCAGATGCTGGTGCGGGTTGCGTAGGATCCAGTTGATCTGCGCGCCGAGCTTGATCACCTGCCGTGCGATGGTGGTCGTATCGGAGAGGACTTCGCCACGCCAGCCGAGCATGGTGTCGTCATCGAACTTCTTGCCGCTTTTGGCCAGATAGTTCGCGCCCATGTCCATGATCTTGTTGGCTGCTGGCAGCAGGTCCGCATAGTCGAACTCGAGGTCCTCGTCGGCGTCCGGGCCGAAGAGCGCGCTCTGCACGAGATGATTGTTTGCCATGGTGTGCTCCTAGAATTCGAAATCGTCGTTGTTGGTCGCCCACGGGTCTGTGGCCGGCTGGCCCATGTGAGGTTGTGATGCTGGTGGCTGTTGTGCGCCGGTGAACCCGCCATGCTGTCCTCCGCCCTTGGGTTTGTGGCCGAGTACGTAGAAGCGTGTGGGGTAGATGTGTTTGAACGTGCCGCCCTTGCTGACCTTGGTCTCGGTGAGCTTGCCGGCGACGAATACCTGCACGCTGTCACCGCCCTGCAGCCAGTATTCGATCTCACCGGCAGTGGCTTGCAGCCGCTGGTTGTCGGCGTGCACGGACACGTCGAAGTAGATCGTTTCCAGATCGACCCACTGGTTCTGTTGTTTGTCGAAGCGTGCCGGGGTGACGCACACGTTGATGACGGTGCCGCCGTCCTGGAAGCGTTTGACGCCGAACGCGTGGCCTTCGACCTCGATCAGTGGTTCACGCGCCATGGGTCACCTCACCGTCTGTCGTGGTGTCTTCCGCCGGGTCCGTTGGCGTGGTGAATTCGGCGGTGTCGACCGGCGGCTCATGCTCCTGTGGGGCGTCGGCCTCAAAGGTGGGGAACGTGGGTGTGAACACGTCGGAATAGTCCGGTGTGGTTCCGTCGGATTCGGCGGCCGTCCGGGCTTCCGTGCTCACGGGCAGGTATTTGAAGCTGCGGCGGATGACGGTCTTCAACGCCATGGCCTCGTAGTCGGTCTTCCACGGGGTGGTCTTCGCTTTGGCGCTGGAGGAGCGTCGCATGATCGCGTCGACCTCAGCGCGGGTCATGTGCTCGAACACGAACCCGCCGTTGAGCAGTTGCGCGTTGACGTACACGTCGGTGAGCTTGTCGGGGACGTGCTCCGCTGCACGGTTCGCCTTGAATTTGAAGTGCTGGCCGGTCTCGTCCTCCCAATAGTCGAACTCGTCGCCCTCGTACACGGCCTGCGCGTGGATGCTCTTGAGGTCGCCCGAGCGTCGGGCGAGTTCGATCATGCCCTTGTAGCCGATGATGAGCGTCGCTTCGCTCTGCCCGGTGCGGTAGTTCTTGTTGCCGTAGGGCAGGATGTACGCCATGCCGAGCCCGTTCACATTCGAAGGTTCCAACCCCAGCGACGTGCAGCGCATGAAACAGGAGAGCACGCTTTCGACGGTGCATTCGGCGAGTTTTGGTTCGCGGTTGATCGCGCTCACGAACATCTGGTAGAGGCGCTGCTCGTTCATCTCGCGCGGCATGACCGCGGCGATGCGAGACCAGGAGCGTTGCAGCACCTGCTGCAGGCCCTTGGCGGGGGATAGTGTGGTCAGTTGGCGCTGCTGCGCCTGGTGTGCGATCGCTCCCATGAGGGATCCTTTCGATTGTTGTTGGTTACAGTGGTTTGACGAAGAAGCGCCGCTGCTCGTACGCGTCCTTCGCGGGAATGGTTTTCTCTGGTTGGGCCTTGAAATGGATGGTCTTGTAGCCGACCTGACAGGTGCTGCTGATCATGCCTGCGCGGTCCGCTCCGACCATCGTCTTGAGCTGCTCGGCGACGTGGGTCTTCTGTTTCTTGGCGGTTTTCTCGGTGTCGTCGAGCGACTGCCACAGGCTGGCGAGCCGGTCGAACTCCTGGTCATCGGCCTGCTCGAACCCGTCGGGCTGTTCACGGGTCTGCATGTCATCGACGTCAGGGACGGTCAACGCGGGAGGCTCGTCACGTTCGACATACCCCCAGAACGATTCCGCAGCGGTGATGGCCGCCGTGATGTCGTCCTCGTCGCGTTCGAACATGATCTCGACCGGTTCCGCTTCGCCGATGTCCGCGTAGACCACGCCCCACGTCCAACCGGTGACGGACAGATAGTGCGTGACCTGTGCCATGTAATAGTCGGGAATCATCAGGTTGCCGTCCGTGTCATGCCAGTCGGTCGCCCCGCGGTGCGCGTTCGCGGTCTTGATCTCGAGCACGCCATGGCCGCGCGCCTCGTCGTAGAGGATCCCGTCGAGCGAGGCGTGCATGCATGGGTGGGTGTTGCTGACCAGGCTCTTGTCTGTGCCGTCATAGCATTCCCATTCCGGGTGCAGGCTGCGGAAGCGTGCACGCAACGCGGTTTCGAGCGCGTTGCCCTTGACGACAGCCCATTTGCCGCTGATATCCATGTGCTGTTCGCGTCCGGTCTTCTCCAACCACAGCGTGTATGGTGTCGCGTATTTGTTCAATCCGAGGATCGTGGACAGGTCGGAGCCTCCCACGCCATGGTCGCGTTGGGTGAGCCATGCCTCATGCCGTTCGGTGGCTGTGCGCTGGTTGAACCGGATGACGTGGAATGCGTCGCAGTCCTTGAGCAGATGCCGCGCCATCAGGCTTCCTCCTTGTCGGTGGTGACGCCAACGACGCGCGTGAACGGTGCATACCGGTCGTACCTATTCGTGGTCACCCAATACTCCGGTTCGCTAGGGTTCATCCAGATACCGTCAATCCTGATGGCGGTGGCGGTGAGGTCGTCGTTGACCAGCCAAACGTCCCCCTCGCAGTCAACCCAGAGACCTGTGCAGTCCGGCATGCTCTCGGATTCAGGATTGAACGGTTTGACATCGATTTCAATCTCAAAGTGGTATGTCTTTTTCATGGTCGTAAACCTTTTTCTGGTTGTTTGTTTTCAGGCCCGGTAGGCGATTCGGTTGAACACTCGGGCCATGAGCATGCCGCCGATGAGCGAACCCAAATGCAGCACGCTGAGCGTGCCGTGGGCGGCCGCGTCGAGGGTCCATGCGAACCCCCATAGTGCGAGCACGATGCTCGCCGCCGCGGCGGTCAGGCAGAACACGATCTTCTGTTCCTTCTGCCTGCATGTCAGGTGCGGCGTATGTGCATGTTTCATCGGTGTTCCTCTCCTAGGTAGTCGATGCCGGCCGGGGTGATCTCGTAGCGTGCGCAACGGCGGCCTGACGACGTGGTGCCGGTGCGGTCGACCACGCGCATCAATCCCGCGTCGCACAGTTCCTTGAGACGGCTGCGTACGGTGCTGCCGCCCAACGGGCGTGCGTTCGGGTGGGTGATGTGGTTGAGCTGGTCGGCCATGGGCCACACCACCTCAGCCGTGTACGGTGCCTCGATGCCGCATTCCTCCAACTGCAGGACCGCGCGCAACACGGTGCGCTGCTTCTCGGTGACGTTCACGCCCTCGGCCGCCTCCTGCGAAGTGATCGGATCCGTGGCGCGCGCGAGCGCGTGGTCGGGGAGCAGTGGCTCCAATGCCATGGGCCGGGTCATGCCATCACCTCGTCCCTGGGCAGTGTGCGCGTCATCGTCAGACTGTGCGAGGCCATGTAAGCCTCCACGTCAGCCGCCTCGTAGTACCAGAAGCGCCCGTTGGGGTATGTGTGCCATCTGGGCCCGTGGTCGCCGCACGGCACGCCATGCTCGCGGCGGCCACGGCTGCGCCAGTCATAGAGCGTGTTCGGTGCCACGCACATCATCTGCGCCGCCTGACGGTGGGAAAGACGAGTGCTCATGGTGTTCTCCTTGACGTTGGGTCCTTTCCCGCCGCCGGTAGGCTGGAGGGGTGCAGTAACAACTAGCCGCAGCGATGCGGGAAAGGAAGTATTGGTATGTCTGGGACTGAATATCGTGTGGTGACGTTCACTCATCCGACGTCCGCGTTCTTCGGGGCCAATTCCTGTTCCGTACCGTCGAGCGCAAGGCAATCACGTATTCCTGTCGGTTTGGAAATCATTGCCCGCCTCCGTCGATCAGGTCGTCGATGATGGTGCGGATCTCCTGCAGGGTGGCTTGGCGGACATCGCGTGCGATGGCGGTGTTCGGGGTGTCGAGCAGCCAGACGGGCACGTCGGTGGGGTCGACCTCATGGCAGCCACCCTTATGCGCGTCGTATGCGACGATCCGCACTGCCGTCCGCCGGCCGGGCGCGTCTGGCGTGTCGGCGTCGTCCGCATGGTCGCGGGCCGCGAAATAGGCGTCGCGCTCGGCGGCCGTGGGCTCGGCATCTTCACTGTCCTTGTCGATGGTCGTGCACATGGCGCAGGCGCACGGAGTGCGCACGTCGTCGGCGTCCGTCTGTGCGTGGGTCCGTTCGCGCAGCGCTTCCAGCCATTTGTCGATGTGGCCGCCGTAGATGTTCACGAGCTCGTCGACCGCTTCGGCCTTGGAGATCGTGACCATCTCCTCCGTCTCCGCCGGCTCTCCGTCCTCCGCCTGGCACATGGCGCAGGTGCACGGCATAGCATCATCGGTATCGGCTGCAACGCCCTTGCCGTCCTCGGCCTTCTGCTGTCGGTCCTCATGGAGGCGGTGGTGCCTGTGGATGGAGGTGGCCCACGCGTTGATGGCCTCCTTCCAATGGGAGAATGCCAGGGACTGTTCCATCTCGAGGTCGTCGAGGTACGAGTTCCATGCGCGCTGCCGTGGCGTGGCGATGCACGCGCGGCCGGCGGCCACGTCCTCGCGGTATTCGGCGTACGCCCGGTCGAGGGTCGCCGATGCGGCGCGCGATGCCTCCTCGGCGTCCTCGATGTTCGCTTTGAGCCGCGCGCAATTTGGGCACTCGTTCCATCCGACGGTCAGGTCACATGTGCTGCTCATTTCGCCTCTCCTTCCTTGGACGCGAGCGCCTCCGCCTGAGCTATTAGGTCTGAAACTCTTGTGTCGAGCAGCCCGGATAGCTGCGAGAGCTCGAGCAGATTGAATGGTGAGTTTTCCGGCGAGCTGAGCCGACGCATAAGCGTGGTGCGTGGGATCCCGCTTTTTTCCGCTGCCGTGATAACGGGTAGTTCGTGCTCGGTAAGGCCTGTGGAGACTGCTGAGGCGACCGCCTCGACGAATTTCATACTGTCCATAATTGACATAGTACTGCCCAATTGGGCAAAGTCAAGACGACACGCCGCCCAATTGGGCAGTACTCAGCCGGAAGAAGAAGTTACAATGTCCATATGGACATCAACGAAGCCACTGCGAAGGCATTATCCGCAGAACGAGCCGCATCGGGGCTGACCATAAAGGAATTAGCCGAAAAATCGGGTATCCCAGAACGTACCCTGATTCGCGTGCTCAAGGGAGAGCGCGACATCAATATGCTGCAAATCAGCAAACTCGCTCCGATTTATGGTATGCAGCCACACGAAATAATCGTTGAGGCTGAACGATATATCGCACGAGACAGGCGGAATGCAGTCATCAACGCCGGGGATCATATTATGAATGCCGAGGATCGTGAACGCGAAGCGTTAAGGCGTGCCGCGTCAGGTGATTATGATCTCGCCGCATACGATGACGGCGGCCGTTGGGGGAACGGCGATGGATACGAGTGAGCGGCGCGCCATATTCAAACGCGTAACCAGCGATTACGTGACCTATGGACCGATGAGACTCGCCCTGTACCAGCTCGCACCGAGCCTCATAGTCTCATCGTCCACGACACTCGCTGGGACACGCATGGGAGTATACGATTCGCGGCTTGAGACAATCACCATCAGGCGGGCCCTAGGGCTCGACGTCAAACGCTGCGTACTCGTCCATGAACTCGCCCACTGGGTATACGATGACGACTCGCGGCCGCCCTATGGGGCGAAGCGTGAACGTCATGCGCGCAAGGAAGCCGCAGACGCACTGATCGACGCGACACGTTATGCGCAGGCGGAACGCATGTACGAGGGCGACCTATGGCAGATCGCCGACGAACTCGGCGTCTACCCAGGAGTGGTTGACGACTATCGCAAACTCGTCATCCCGTCGACGCGACTGCAGCAGAGCACAGCCTACGGCGAATGGTGACGATCACACACAGAAAGAAGGGGAAACATGGTCTCGGATAGGCGTTTCAGGCATGGATTGAACATGCTGCGCGGGGAATACTCCGTACTCACCAGCACTGGATCCGTCATGCAGACGACGGATACCTCGTCAAAGCACATGTTCAAGAATTGCACAATCATCGAAGTTCCGCAGCCAAACGGCAGAAAGACGCATCTAGCGGTATGTAGTGGGCGTGGCGATATCGTCTTCGAGACAAACGGGCGGCATTCCGCCATCTATGCGCTTCTGGAACAATTCGCCGACCAACAGGTCGAAGAATTCTCATGGCGTCCATACGCGGAATCGTCAACGCCGACAATCGAATGCAAGCTATACGCGCGGCATGAGCCAAAGGCCACAGAGCCAGTCATCAACAGAATCGTGCTGGATGTGGAAACCACCGGGCTTGACCCTGAGGGCGATGAGATACTGCGCTTATCGATCATCGATGGCGGTGGTGCCGCACTGCTCGATGAGACTTATAAGCCGGAACATACAACGTCATGGCCCGATGCGCAGAGAATCAACCGGATCAGTCCGACATCGGTCAGGAACCGCCCGCCAATCACCGACGACATCGAACGCATCCAAACGCTGCTCGACAGGGCGCAAGAGGTATGTGCGTTCAACGCCGACTTCGATCTCGCGTTCCTGGGTGAGATTGGACTGCGGCTGGATACCTCGAAGGTGCGCGACACCATGCGCGAATATGGCCGTGCATTCCATGGAAGTGATTACATTAAACTGACCCAGGCCGCCGAAGAATGCAACTACCGGTACAACGCGCATGATTCCCTGTCGGACTGTCGGGCCACGCTCGTCGTGCAGACCCGCGTCGACAATTATAGGGAACGCAAGGCAGCGAAAATCAATTGGGGTGATGTGTCGGAACCGACACGGCGGCCGAAGAAGCGCGAGACCAAGACCCAAGCACGAATCTACACGGCACTGACATGGATCCTACTGTTTCTATGCGCTGTGCTTATAGCGGTATGTTTTGCCGCTCCATATATGCTTATCGTTGCGATACCAACATGTTTCATCTGCCGAGCGTGCGTCAAGCACGCAAGGGGAATGCGTGAGCGTACAGGTCTATCGAAGTCATCCCACAAGGGGAAACATAGCGGACAACAGCAACGTACGGAAAACATGCCGGAGCCTGCGGCAGCGGCAGGCGCAGATGAAGCCGAGTACGAACGCCGGCTCGCGATGGAGGCGACCAAAACGGTGAGGCAGCAGGCCGAGGCGAATCCGCCGGCAGCGAGCGCGCCGGTTCCTGCGGTCCATATCGACGAGGCGTCGGTCATTCCCGGTGATGAACCGCCGATGTTCATGGTTAGTGGGTCAAAGGTCGCGAAGTTCAAGGGTGATGACGGCACTGACTTCACCCTGTACCAGCGCACCATCAAGTGCGGTCGCGAGGAACATCGGCTCGACGGTGTAGAGGCTGTGGTCGAGGAAGGATCCGCATTGCAGTCACGGTTCACGGCGACACGCATCTTCCTTCTTGGCGTCTTCGCGTTGGCGTTCAAGAAGCGTAAGGGCGGTGAGAAGTGGCTCGGCATCATGGGGCCAGACTTCGCGTGGGTCTCCAGAGCCGACCGTAAGCATATCGGCGACGCGATGAAGTTCGCCGCGAAGGTCAACGACCAGGCGCGCAAACAATGACCACATATTAGGGGTTGTTTCGTATGGTGAATATCGCGAGCTATCAGACCAAGGCCGGCAAACGGTACCGTGTGCGCTACCGCAAGCCCGACGGCTCGCAGACCGACAAGCGTGGTTTCAAGCGCAAACTGGATGCGGAGACGGGGGCTGCCGAGCATGTCACCGTCGCCAAGGCGCGCGGCGAATACA